GCAAACCGTCATGGCTCAGGGGGATGCAAGACCCGAAAGAGTCCTCCGAAGGTTCTTTATGGGCCTGACTCAGATATGGAAGATCGCTCATACGCTGAATCAAGCATTTTTGCCTGACAAAAAGCAGTTTTTAATCATTGGACTAGATGATCCAACCGCTGATCCATACGGAGAAATAACTAAAAGGGACCAAGTTGCTGGTGCGTTTATGTTTGACTTCTCTGCGAATGCTCTGAATACGAGTAAAGAAGCGATGCAGTCGTCCCTACAGTCGCTGATGAGTATTTATGTAAGTCAACTTAATCTCCAGTTGGGAATTATCGACGCAGCAGGAGCTTATCGGATGCAAAGGGACCTCGGGAAAGCCTATGGACAGGACCCGGACAAATATATTAAACCTCCAACACCGGGAGCAGAAACGCCAAAGGTGTTTTACGAAGAGGCCATGACATCTCTTCTGAATGGACAAATGCCTACGGGAGAACCTGCCGAAGGAGCACAAGCACATCTACAAAAACTCGCTGCTTTCGTCGGTTCTGATGAGTTTGGTCATCTCGATCCGATGCACGTTCAACTATTCAAACAATATCTGACGTTGGTTCAACAAAAAGCTGCCCAGGAACAGCAACAGGCACAATTAATGCAAGCTGTACAGCAGTTCCAGCAGGGCCAACCTCCTGGGCAACAACCTCAAGGTGCCCCGCCGGGTCCTCAAGCACAAGCTCCAGTACAAGGAAATGAACTGATGGACGAAACTCTTCCTACGGCGGGCGGTGGGGCTAATGGAGGTCCGCAATGACCTACGATAGAGACGAATTCAGGGCAAAAGCAGAGGAAAAATCGGTCCGCAGGCAGGTTGAATTCCTACCGATGGCGAAAATTATCGCCTCTGCCTCCCCGGTTATGCAAGGAGTTACCGGCGACCAGAATTGGGACCGATATCTATCCTACCTACAAGGATTCATAGATCGAACTAGAAACCAGGTGTCTATCGCTCAAACAAAAATGGCCGATCCGGGCGTCTGGGAGCATAAAGACCTCCTTAAGCTAAAAGCCGATATCTTGGTTGGCGAAGCGATGGTTCAGGCATTGACTTTGGCGATCACCCTCCCGAAAGCGATCATGGAGGGTTCCGAGGAAGCGAAAAAACTGATTGATGATTTTGAGAAAAGACATGAATCCACCTGACAAAATGACCCGTAAAGCTCTTAAAGAGCAATTCCATAAAGTCAGTTTTGAAGCATGGGAATATTTATTCGACCATGAAAAGGAAAACGGTCTTGCGCAATGCAGGACTCCGGGTTTCGATAGAAAAAAAGCATGGTACGACACCAAACAGGTAAAACAGTGGCTGGTATGTCATTGTTATTACGCGCCTGATGATTTCAAAGCCAAAAGACATATCACAGCCAGTCCTTGGGCCGGACTTGTGACGACTGTCAATTTTCGCTGATTACCACTTAATCACCTTTTATTTTCCACCACTTATGGCGGCTTTATTGTCGCCATAGGTCGTAATTGCGTGGCCGACTCACGCTGACAACGAGAAAAGGCTCGACATGTCTGATATAGACAACAACGCTGAGGAAGAAGGTGGCGCTTCTGAGGGTAAGGAAAAGAAAGATTTCGTCCCGAAAGACCAGTTTTTGGCTGCAATAGCCAGCGCGAATCGAAAAAACGATGCTCTGGCAGCAGAACTTGCTGAACTGAAAAAGGTAAAGACGGTTGAACCTCCTAAGAGGTACACCCGAGCAGATTTGAATGCTGCTGTCACTGCTGGACAGATTACAGATGCCCAAGCAGATGAACTCCTTGCAAAACAGATCAAGGAAGACACCAAAAACGAGGTAACTCAGGAGGTTCTTTCAACAGTAAAGGCAGAAGCAGCCCAACAAAAGGTTGTTTCTGACTTGGCAGAGTACAAACGGTTGGCTCCGGAGATTCTTGATGAAGATTCGGATACCAGAAAGAAGATCGGGGAAGAATACCGCGATCTTGTAGACGCAGGAATGCCAAACAATCTGGCAACAGAGCGTGCGGCAATCAGGGCTGTTTTAGGCCCTCTGGAGAAGTTGAAAGTGGCTAAAAGTGCTCGGCGTGATGATGAACATCACGAAGAAACAGGCGGCAGGAGTTCCGGTAACAGGGCTCCGAAAAACAAAGTGGAAGGTCTTTCTGCCCGTCAGAAGGAATTCTACGATTCAAAGATCAAATTGGGCGTCTACAAGGACTGGAAAGAGGTTGAAGCAGAACTGACGTACAGCAGATGATTATTGTCAAGCAGGACTTTACCGAGAAAGACATTAAAGAAGCCAGTTTAGCGGCTTCTGTCTACCGACCTTCAAAAGCTACATCAAACGTAGCCAATTTGTCAGATCAGGTAGACCTCGGAAAAGTCGTGATTCTCTGTGATGAGCACGTAAGAATGTTTGCTTCCCCCCAGGTTCTAAGACGCTATGGATACCGTCAGATGACGGACTATCCCTATGTGATGGGGCATTGTGACTACTGCAAGGTATTTGGACAGTCACAGATGTACATGCGGGAAGATGTTTTTGCTGAAAGTTGGCGCACCAAAGAACAGCGCCGACAAGATGCCAAAAACGCAATCATTGTTAACTAAGGAGCTACTATGCTTTGGGACCAAGACCTCTACGGCTCCGTGCCGGTAATCAAGAAATTTCAGGTGGCCAGTGGCGTAGGTGCCCGAGCCGGTGTTCCACTCCTAGTCCCTGCGGCTGCGGCTGCTGGTCTAAATATCTCCACCACCACGGGTGCCACGGATATGGTTGGGTGTTCTCTGGACACCACAACTTATACGACTACCCAAGGTCAAGGCAAAGCCGCTCCCTTCGGGTCTGGTACGAGTGCCGAGCGAATGGTTTCCGTCATTATCAATCCTTTCGCGGTCTGGTCCATCAAAATGTCGGGTGGCGCAACGAACGACACTGCTCTGGCTTCTCAAACAGTTACCACGGCATCCGCAGGAGGCACAGCAGTTACTACGGCAGCTTCATGGACTTCCTCAGTTGAATATGCCGATGGAACGGTCTGGGGTTATACCGGGGCTAATGCGAGTGCAGTACGCAAGATCACCACTTCAAGCTCAACCGCAGGTACGGTTCTGGTTCCATTCGACTACGCAGTTGCAGTAGGAGACGTTTTCCTCCGGGTTCCCTACTATCCGATGTCGAACACAACCGTCCAGTTGACCACGACTCTGGATCAAGCCAACGCGATCATCTCCGTTGGGACGGGCGCTCCATTCAAGGTCATTGAACTTCGTCTGCGAGACGGTTCCGAATCACCGGCAGGCAACGTCAATTCCTACGTGCTGGCCTTGTCCAATAGCCACGCACTCAACCTCGCATAAGGAGCCAACATGCCGACCCCACAAATCAGTACCGCCTTCGCAGACCTTTTGGACCCGAGGTTCCAGAAGATTTTTTACGAGGAGTACAAAGCCTACCCAGACATGATTTCAAAGCTGTGTACCGTTCAAAGTACGAACGGGCGCAACAACATGACCTGGAGTAACGTTGGGACACTCCCTGACTTTACAGAGTTCACCGGGACGGTTGGATACTCGTCTCAGAATCTAGGGTACAACACTACTGCGACTCCGGTTGAGTTCTCCAACGGTATCCAGATCGAGCGAAAACTATTCGATGATGACCAATTCCACATCATGGACCAAAAGCCCCGTGCTCTGGCCCAGTCAGCTTTCCGGACCCGTCAAAAACACGCGGCGCGGATTCTGAACAACGCTTTCTCGGTTGACAACTATTTCTACGTCAACTCAGAGGGTGTGGCTCTTTCCTCGACAGCACATACCACGACTTCCGGGGCCTCTACGGCAGCAGGTTTCTCAAACAAAGTCACGTCGGCTCTATCGGCGGTGGCTGTTGCGGCAGCGCGAATTCAGATGGTCCAGATGCGTGGCGACCAAGCAGAACGCATCTCTATCGCCCCCGATGAACTCTGGGGGCCTCCCGATCTGTATGAACCGGCGTTCGAGATTATCTCCAGTATGGGGAAAGTCGATACCGCGAACAACAACCGCAACGTCCACGAAGGCGTCTATACCTTCTACGAGTGGAATTATCTGACCAGCACCAAAAACTGGTTCATGTGCGACTCCTCGATGAGGAAACAATACGTGTTCTGGTCAGACCGCATTCCTCTTGAGTTTGCGATGGCGGAAGATTTGGATACGCTCGTGGCGAAGTGGCGTGGATACATGCGTTATTTCAACGCAGTAACAGATTGGCGTTGGGTCACTGGAGCATCGGTAACGTGAAGCCAGCGCTATTTTCTCCGGTGAACAAGAAACCATCTCTGACATCTCCAGGTGGAGTTGTTCAGAGGGGCGGGTATGTGAAACCTGTTGTACCCAAGAAGCCAAAATGAAACTGTTTGAGGACCGTTCTACCTACGATGCGTCACTAGACCCTATTGCGAATGTGACGATCTTGATTGAGTGTCATCCAAGTTTAGCTACCAGTGTGATTGATCACATTGGGAAATTAGAAGGCAAGGTTTATTCGGCAAATGTTTCATGTGAAACAATTTCTCCAGTGAAAGTAGAGGCTGTAAATGTCGAACAACAGGTACAACGACGCGATGACGATGAAAGTCCCTCGGACGGGCAAGGGAGTCTTCCCGCAGAAGGGGGAGCCCCAGAAGTCAAGCCTGAACATGTCAGTAGCGAACTGGCCGGGACTGCCGGGTCGAGAGCAAAAAGACAGAAGTCGAGGAATTAGGTCTGAAAAGATTTACGCCCAATCGAAGGGGTTAATGGGTGGAACTGATGATGATGCAGGACCATCTGGAAAAAATGAATTCTAGTGTCCGGGCTGAACGGATAACGGTATATTTAATTGTGGCAAAGGAGCCTTAAATGGGAACACTTACAAAGTGGGGTAGTCAGTTCGGGACACTTCCGATTAGCGTTGGAGCTGTTTATTTTGTCGCGCCATCTGCAAGCTACACGGTTAATGGGCTGGCATTTTCTGCCTCTGATAATAATGACGGTCTTTCTCCTGAGAGGGCGCTTCTTACTATTTCCCAAGCAATTTCTAATGCTACAGCCAGCGCAGGAGATGTGATTGCGCTGCTTCCTGGTACGCATACTACGGCCTCTGCCGCTGCACTTTCAAAGGCGGGGCTTACGTTTGTTGGACTTCCATATTTTCCGCAGGCAGCAGTAAGCGGCTATGTTGGATGGCAACCGCAAGTTACCATTACTGGAACAGCAGCTACTGCAATTGCCGTAACGGCTGCTGATTGTGTTTTCTATAACATCCGATTCCTATCTGTAACGCAGCAAATATCGGTGTCTTTGGTTACTGCTGCGCATAGGACAAAGTTCGTGCATTGCATGATAGACAACACTGGAATTACCGGGCATGCAAATACTCGCGGAATCATAACCACGACAGCAAATGCTCCTCGTGGCGTCTCATTCCTTGGTTGTTTGTTCAAGGACGCCAGTGTAACGACTTCTTGTGGCGCGGCTTTGAATCTAGCTGCTGCGCCAGATTTCTGGCTCTACAAATGCACCATTTATAAAGATGGCGCTATTGCATCTGGAGTTGCATGGACTACAGCCATCGTTATTGAAGACCTCTCTACCGGGACTTTCGAGGAGGTCAATGCGATTATCTCCGAAGTGTCTGTTGGAATTACGAAAGTCATTACTGGCGCAACGATGACTGGTGCCGGAACGATCCATGCTATTCGCTGCACAAGCACCGTAAATACTGGCGGATTGCTGTTAGACGATTTTGCAGCGGCAGACGTTGATCTTTGCCTTAATTATGTCGCAACTGTTGCTGGCGGCACTGGCGGAACCCTTATCACAGCTACAACCTAAGGACAATATGCAAGTTGAAAAACCTCTTCTGCGGCATGACCAAGTACAAGAGATGCTTGGTGAAAAAGAGTCTTTAGTCAAAAAACTCGCTAATCCACGTATTGAGGACAAAGGAACTGTTGCAGAACAACTTCGCCGTCTGGAAGGACAGCTTGAGTCTCAGCGTCCGAAAGAGTATTCAAGTACCGAGATTGATGCTGCGGTGCGTCGTGAACAAATCCTTCGTGAGCAGTTCACCGATGGCATGTTGTCTCAGGAAGAAATGAGAAAGAATCCTGCTGGTGCAGTAGGCCGGCTTCTGGAGTGGGAACGAAAAAATATCCGTGCTATCGAGGAATGGCAGAACATTCGTCGTCGCCTCCATGTTGGTTCTGATGATCCAGATATCGCTTCTATCGAGCGGTATCGTCCCGTCACATCGACGATGCCCATGCACGATACCCAGATTCAAGGCAAGATGATGTTCATGCCCCCTCCCGGTGTCGGACAAGCTACGGTTTTCTCTGACGAACAAATCGCCATGCTTCGGGCTTTGAATCCACAGTTGGCAGACCAGATTTGCCTATTGAACAATGTTCAGCGGATGGAAGTTAAGGAAGTTTTAAGCCAGGCTCAAATTGACGGTAAGCGTGGTCTTGAGAAGCGCGAAGAGAAGAAAAAACGTGTTCTCTCGCCTGAACACATCGCAAAAATGCAAGCTGCTCGGAAGAAAAAATGAAATATCCTGCCCTGGTCGTTCCAAGTGGTAATTCTCTGCCTTCCGAGCAGGCGGAGAGTAGCAATATGAATCCGCTTGCTGGGACAATTCAGATGAGGATTCTTATTGAATTACAAGTCATTTCAACGCTTTTACACA